CAAATTATTGATCTTTATTCAGGTGAGCAAGTTGCTGAGTTTTACTCTAACACCACACCTATAAACGAGTTTGCTCGTATTTGCTTCGATGAAGGAACCTATTATAATTTATGTCCAGTTCTCGTTGAGCGAAATACCATAGGTAATAATTTACTTGATTACCTATTTGAGCAACTTGAATATGAGAATGTCTGGTTTGACGAGAAGCAGCAAATGGGATTACAGATAACCGCCAAGAATCGTGATAATATTCTAGTAGAGATGGAAGAAGCGATTCGCATGAACGAAGTTAAAATTAATTCTAAGAGAACTGTTATGGAGCTTAATACCTTTATTATCAGCGATAATGGTAAAGTTAAGGCAGATACTGGACAAAATGATGACCTTGTGATGAGTTTAGCACTATCTATTTATGGCGGAAGACGCTATAGAGAGGAGAACCCTGAGATAGTTAAATTTAATCCTGCAAAAGAGAAAAAGCCGATGAGCATATTAAAATCACATCAGCTTCTTAGCAGTAGAGGAACCGTCCAAGAGGATATAACATGGTTGATCAAATAAACGAGAACGCTGGGCCAGGACAGACCACATGGACACCTATCGGTGATGGTAGTGTTCAGACCATGTATTCTACAGGATACATGTCCAAGATCTTTGCTAAATTCTTTGCAACAAAGGCACAAGAGAAATTAGCTGCGGCTGGTGATCCAAGATCAATTGAAGGTGATTTAATTGTAAACCCCAATGCAATGGGGACCATAGCAGAACCCCTTTGGAATTACACTAGAGGGTTACCTTTCCTCCCAGAATCTGAACTAAACAGGAAGCGTAGATATGACGAGTACGAGAAAATGGATGACTACCCAGAAATTACTGCGGCTCTAGACATTTACGCAGATGATTGTACTCAAAAAGATATTAGAAATAAAAGGTGGACAGTAAAATCAGAGAGCAAGGAAGCTATTGAAGAAGTTGAAAAGCTATTTGAAAGAATCCGCCTTGACAAGTATTACTGGGATATTGTAAGAGGTGCCTGTAAGTTTGGAGATGGTTTTATAGAAACAGTTGCCAATGCTAATGATATGGGCGCTGGTATACGAAAAATAAAAATCCTTAACCCATATTACATCATGAGGATTGAGGATAAGTTCGGATATCTAAAAACATTTATTCAGGAGATACCACAGCAGAACTCGAATTCAGGTGACTGGCATACTTCTAAATCTACTTACTTGGAATTAGATAAGAATCAGATCATTCACTTCAGGTTACATAGCTCTGATCCAAAATACTATCCATACGGTAAATCAATTCTGGCTGGTGCAATTAGGGTTTATAGATCTCTAAAGCTTATGGAAGATGCTATGCTCGTCTATCGACTCTCTAGAGCACCTGAAAGAAGGATTTTTTATGTTGATGTGGGCAATCTTCCCGCTTCAAAAGCAGAAGCTTTCCTTGAGAACATGAAAACTAAGTTCAAAAAGGAAAAATTTCACACAAATAACAGAGTAGACGGTCGTTACAACCCTCTCGCAGTTGATGAGGACTTCTTTGTACCTGTTAGAGGTAACCAAGGAACCAAAATTGACACTCTTCCTGGGGCTCAGAACCTTGGTGAGGTTGATGATGTTAAGTATTTCCGTGATAAGCTTCTCGCAACTCTAAAAATTCCTAAAGATTACATCGTTGAGTACGACAAATCTCCTGAAATAAAGGCAAACCTTAGCCAACTTGATGTAAAATTTGCTCGCGTGATTCAACGAGTTCAAGATTCAGTTGCTCAAGGTTTTGCTGAGATAGCTAGAAGGCACTTAAATATGGTTGGATTCCCAAAAAGTGTCATTAAGAATCTCAAAATACAGCTACCAGACCCTTCTGATGTGTTTATAAAGCGCAAACTTGAGATAGATGAAGCCAAAGCTAGAGTAGTTCAAGCTGTAGTAGGTACTGGACTGTTCCCTACCAGCCATATCTACAAAGAATTCTATGATATGACGGAGACCGAAATTGAAATTCTAAAAGAAGAACTTCAAAAAGAGCAACAGGAGCAAGCAGAGCAAGAATCTACCCAAATGGCTATGCAACAACAGGCCCAGCTTGCTGGTCAAATGCAGCAAACACAAGCTCAGGGAGAAACTGACATGGCAGTTTCTCAAAATCAGGCGGCTATGGACATGGCTGTTGCCGATAATCAAGCCAAAAATGATATTGATGTTAACAAATCACAACCAAAGCCGAAACCTACAGCTAAAAAAGAGGAAATTGAACAATTAGAGGTTTTGAAAAGGAAATATCTGATTGAAGAGGGCGCAGATTCTCCAAAATACAAGGCCATAAGCAGAATTTTGAAAAATAAAGTTCAATTTTAAAAAATTAGCCCTATAAAAAACTATATAAATAGAGAAATATACACTATAGCTATGAAAACATTCTTCAATCAAAGAAATAAGAAAATTTCTAATCTAAATTTCATGTCCGATAACCTAGGACACTCACTAAGGGAGAATGTAACCCTATTTTCTGTTGATGACGCCTCTTCTAGAGCGACTTTCGTGACTGAAAGTGGGAATATCATCGAGGGTACATTTTATTTTGGTGAAACAATGATTCTAGATGACATTGATGTGGAATCTGGGGAGGTTTTCACTGAAGAAGAGAAGTTTGATTCCTTAACCAAGAATCAAATTTCTTCTTTTATTGACAATGTGTACAACGACCAGCTTGCAGGTGCAGGTGAAGCGTTTGATAATTTAATCGAAGCTTGGGGTCAAAGAGTTCGCTTCAATCAAACTGTAGAAAAGTTGCAAGAGCAATCTGAAGCTTTTAATAACACCTTCAACATTGTAAGCACTCAAGAGTTTGAAAGATTCCTAGAACTTTCAGAGAACATTTCTAAATTCTTAAAGGAGAACTCTGAGAAGGTTTTATCAATACCAGAAATAGTAAATGCAGTCAAGCTTTCAGAAACTGTTTCAAGAGCTTTTGATGTTCCTAGAATGTCTATTGATGATTTGAAAGAAAAAGGTTCTTTTGAGGTATCATTAGATGAAAACTCTGATATCTACGAAATGGTTTGCAAGCAAGAGCTTGTAAAGAAAGAAATTCTTGAGTCAAAGAAGTCCTTTGATACTGTTTGGGTTACTGAAGAGTGTATTTCTAATTTAGCTCTAAAAATCTTTGAGGAAGACGATTCTGTTGTAAGACAAGCTCTTGTAGAAGCTTTCGTCCAGATTCCTTATCTAGCACTTGTATCAAAGAAGCAACTATCAAACACCATACACAATAATCTTGTGACTTTAAGTGAGTCAACTGACTTTAGCAAAAATGATCTAAAGTTATTCGTTGCTAAGTTGTTTGAAATGAAAAAACCACTTAAGGAAATGGTTTCTACTCTTCTACAAGAAAAATACGGAGTAAACATCAACAACCTTAAAGAAACTCCAACCTTTAAAACACTTTTAAACACAGAAGTCCTTATTTTTGAATCTTTAGCTAAAATTTCACCAAGAGGTAGTGCTATTAGAGAGTGCTTCTCTGGAATGGCGGAAATGCTTAAATCAAAAAACGGTGTTGAAGCAATTGATGTCAACAACGGTCTTAAGTACATTTTTGAGCACTCAGGTTATGAGAGTGTTTATTCAGACGAAGCTGTCGTAAGTTCTTTTAGATTAAATGAAGAACTATCTTCTGATGAAGATGTAGTCGAAATGATTATGTCTGAATTGTTCACAGAAGCTCTTGATCCTGTTGGTAAAGAAGATAAAGATGTTAATAACGATGGCAAGGTTGATAAAACTGATAAGTATCTAAAAAATCGTAGAGATGCCATAGGTAAAGCAATTAAGGGAAAGGGTAAAAAGAAGAAAGAAGAAAATGATGATGAGCCAGAGATGGATGATCTTGAAGAAGAGGAAGTCACTCAAGGAATGACAGCCAAAGATCTCATGAAAGCTCTTAAAGATATAGAAGCCCTAATTGAAGATCCTATTGATCTTGACGAAGAATGATATATAATATATCATGGCTGATAGAATACCTTTACGGATAGTAAACCTATCCAGCGGACCAACTATAGGAGAGTTTCGCTCTGGTGATACCCTAGGAATTATTCATGGGGGAACAGGTGTTTCTAGTTTAGCTCAGTTTAAAGATGATTTAGGATTAAATGATCTTTACTTATCATCTGATCTTAATGATATTGATCCAGTTCTTAGAGCAGGATTAACATCTCCAACGGCAGGAGACAGTTTAATATGGAATGGTCTTCATTGGACTGTTTCAGCACTTGATGCAGTAGGTGAACTTTCAGCATTAACTGATGTTAACATAAGTTCTCTTGTTCATGGTCAAAGCTTAGTATACTTCTCTTCAACTGGTAAGTGGGAGAATGCCTATCCTGTCGGTGCTGGTAGCGCAGGTGATCACGGAGCTTTACAAGGTTTAGCAGACAACGATCATCCTCAGTATGTTCTATCAGCTACTAACTCAGCACTAAGTGCATTAGTTGCAAGTATAGAAGCGTCTACTGTTGCGCTTTCTAGTTATATTGCTACCAACGCAGGTGATCATGGTAACCTTACAGGTCTTTTTGATAATGATCACCCCCAGTATGTATTAAGTGCAACCAATGTTACTTTATCAGCACAGGTAGAACTTAATGAGGGTGACATTCTTGATCTTTATACTTATATTGCTACTAATGAAGGTCTATGGGGTGGAACCTTATCTGCTATTGATCACGGTGGTTTAAGCGGCCTATCAGGTAACGATCACCCTCAGTATGTTCTATCAGCAACAAACTCCGCTCTTAGTTCGTTAGTAACTAATGTTGAAGGTTCTACTGTATCTCTTTCTGCTTACATAGCAGCAAACGAAGCAGCATGGTTAGCAGATGCTGATGTAAGTACACTGTCTGGTCTGGGGGATACCAATTTTGTAGATGTTGAAGACGGCCAGATTATAAAATACGACTCTGGTACGAGTGCTTGGCTTAACGACTATCTTGATTACTCAGTAGCAAAAGTATACAACAACTCAGCAGCCGCAATCAGTAAAGGCGCTGTTCTAACAATCACTGGTGCTCACAACCCAAATACCGCTTATGTTGATCTAGCAAGAGCAGATTCACAAAGCAGTATGCCTGCTATTGGTATTGCCAACGCTGATATTGCCATAGGTGCCGAAGGTCTTGCTATTACATTTGGTCGTGCTGCTGGTCTTAATACTTCTGGATTTACAGAAGGTGATAAGGTTTATGTTAGCCCAACTGTAAAGGGCGGTCTTACACAAACAAGACCAACAGCAGGAAACCATCTAGTACAGAATGTCGGTATCGTAATGAGAGCCGACGCTACCAATGGTGTAATTAAGGTCACTGGTATTGGTAGATCAAACGACATTCCTAACGCTGTCATAACAACTCTTTCTGGTGACGCCGATTACATTTACATTGATGATGGCGGCACATGGAAGAAGATTGCTCCATCTGATCTTGCTGTATCAGGTCTGACTGGTGCTCAGGGCGCACAAGGTGCTCAAGGATACCAAGGTACTCAGGGCTTTGACGGACCTCAAGGGGCACAAGGTTATCAGGGCACTCAAGGGTTCGATGGTCCTCAAGGTGCCCAGGGCTATCAAGGTACTCAAGGTTTTGTAGGTCCTCAGGGCGCTTCAGGAACTCAAGGTGATACAGGACCTCAAGGAGCCCAGGGTTATCAAGGTACTCAGGGCTTTGACGGACCTCAAGGGGCACAAGGTTATCAGGGCACTCAGGGCTTCGACGGTCCTCAAGGTGCTCAGGGTTATCAAGGCACTCAAGGTTTCAATGGTCCACAAGGAGCACAAGGATACCAGGGCACGCAAGGTTTTGATGGCCCACAAGGTGCTTCTGGAACTCAAGGTGATACAGGACCACAAGGAGCACAGGGATATCAAGGTACGCAAGGGTTTAATGGACCTCAGGGTGCTCAGGGTTATCAGGGCACACAAGGTTTTAACGGTCCTCAAGGAGCACAGGGATATCAGGGTACGCAAGGGTTTAATGGACCTCAGGGCGCTCAAGGTTATCAAGGTACTCAGGGCTTTGACGGTCCTCAAGGTGCCTCTGGAACTCAAGGTGATGTAGGTTCACAAGGTGCTCAAGGTTATCAAGGAACTCAGGGCTTCAATGGACCTCAAGGTGCTCAAGGTTATCAAGGAACTCAGGGCTTCAATGGTCCACAGGGAGAAGCAGGTCCTCAAGGTCGAGAAGGACCCCAAGGCGCTCAAGGCGCTCAAGGTTATCAAGGTACTCAAGGTTTCGATGGTCCACAGGGAGAGCAAGGTCCTCAGGGAGAGCAAGGTCCTCAAGGAGAACAAGGTCCCCAAGGTGAAACAGGAAAACAAGGTGCTCAGGGTCTTCAGGGACCACAAGGAGCACAGGGATATCAGGGCACGCAAGGATTTAATGGCCCTCAAGGTGCTCAAGGATATCAGGGCACTCAGGGCTTTGACGGTCCTCAAGGTGCTCAAGGTTATCAAGGTACTCAGGGGTTTGATGGTCCACAAGGTGCTTCAGGAACTCAAGGTGATACAGGACCTCAGGGTGCCCAAGGATATCAAGGAACTCAGGGCTTCAATGGACCTCAAGGTGCTCAAGGATATCAAGGTACTCAGGGCTTCAATGGACCCCAAGGTGCGTCTGGAACTCAAGGTGATGTAGGTCCACAAGGCGCTCAAGGATACCAAGGAACTCAGGGTTTTAATGGCCCTCAGGGTGAACAAGGCCCACAAGGTGAACAAGGACCACAAGGCGCTCAAGGATATCAAGGAACTCAGGGTTTTAATGGCCCTCAAGGCGAACAAGGACCACAAGGTGAAGTAGGTCCTCAAGGAGCCCAAGGTTATCAAGGAACTCAGGGTTTCAATGGTCCTCAAGGAGCCCAGGGTTATCAAGGCACTCAAGGTTTCGATGGACCTCAAGGTGAACAAGGACCTCAAGGCGAGACAGGACCTCAGGGTGCTCAGGGATATCAAGGCACTCAGGGCTTTGTAGGTCCTCAAGGAGAACAAGGTCCACAGGGTGAAACTGGGCCACAAGGTGCTCAAGGATATCAAGGTACACAAGGGTTCGACGGTCCTCAAGGGGATCAAGGTCCCCAAGGCGAAACTGGTCCTCAAGGAGCACAAGGATATCAAGGCACTCAAGGTTTTGATGGTCCACAGGGAGCCCAGGGTTATCAGGGCACTCAAGGTTTTGATGGTCCACAGGGAGAAGCAGGTCCTCAAGGTCGAGAAGGACCTCAAGGCGCTCAAGGTTATCAAGGTACTCAAGGTTTCGATGGTCCACAGGGAGAACAAGGTCCTCAAGGAGAAATTGGACCACAAGGTGCTCAGGGTTTCCAGGGTACACAAGGGTTCGATGGTCCTCAAGGTGAACAAGGTCCCCAAGGCGAAACTGGTCCCCAAGGTGCTCAAGGATATCAAGGTACACAAGGGTTCGATGGTCCTCAAGGTGAACAAGGTCCACAAGGTGAGCAAGGTCCTCAAGGTGCTCAAGGGTATCAGGGCACTCAAGGTTTTGATGGTCCTCAGGGTGCTCAAGGATATCAAGGTACACAAGGGTTTGATGGTCCTCAAGGGGAGCAGGGTCCACAAGGTGAGCAAGGTCCTCAAGGAGCACAAGGTTATCAAGGAACTCAGGGCTTTGACGGTCCTCAGGGTCTACAAGGACCTCAAGGTGATGTAGGTCCTCAAGGAGCACAAGGTTATCAAGGAACTCAAGGATTTGACGGTCCTCAAGGTGAACAAGGTCCACAAGGTGAAACAGGTCCTCAAGGTGCTCAAGGATATCAAGGAACTCAGGGCTTTAATGGACCTCAAGGTGCTCAGGGTTATCAGGGCACCCAAGGATTCGATGGACCTCAAGGTGAACAAGGACCACAGGGAGATACGGGTCCTCAAGGTGCTCAAGGATACCAAGGAACTCAGGGCTTTGATGGCCCTCAGGGTGAACAAGGTCCACAAGGAGAGATAGGACCACAAGGAGCACAAGGTTATCAAGGAACTCAAGGTTTTGACGGCCCTCAAGGCGAACAAGGACCTCAGGGGGAGACGGGTCCTCAAGGTGCTCAGGGTTATCAGGGCACTCAGGGTTTTGTAGGTCCTCAGGGAGAACAAGGCC